ATGTGTTATTCTCATTTCCAAATGCTTGAAGAGAACTACTTGCTTAAAAAACTATTGTCTACCCCTTCTTTTTTTATTGTAATGGTGGACAGTTGAACTTGAATAGCAGCGAATATAATCAAAATAACGTCTTTTTGTTACATCTTTTTACATTTTACAGTGGGCGCAACGTTCTCTAACGCGTCCATCCCCCTCTCGTATGGGCAGAACCATGCCCGTACCCTTATCATACCGTTGTTTCGAAGAATTCAGAAAAAAGATGGAGTAGTTTCTCCGTGCAAGCTGTGCACGAGCGGTATTGCGTTCGCTAGTCTTGCATATGTATCCGCTGCCGGTTGCCATGTTGAATATTGGTCATGCTTGGCGAAGTAGGTTTGACCGTGTGTTTGGTGATCAGGTGCAACCGGCAGTAATAAAAGGGAGGTAACGTATGGGCGGAGGAAAAGGAAAAGTTTCTATTCCGGAACCACCAGTGGCTCCGACACCACCACCTGCTCCCCCTGTGCAGGAAGACTCTACAGTTCCAAAGTCTGATCTGTATTCAAGCGTGGCAAGTAACCAGCGAAGCAGGGACAGCAGGCGGGCGACGATTCTGACAAGTAGCCAGGGAGATGTGTCTGAAGCACGTGTAAAGAAAAGTACACTGTTAGGAAGCTAGCCACGTGCACCTGTTCAGAATGAGATCGCGCTGCAGAGTAAAGGAAGGTCAATGTCACAATCATTATTAAAGACCGTGCGGAACACATCAGCGTTTCTGGAAGCACAAAAGCAGGACTGGGAAAAAGCATGGCAGGATGTGACGCAATATGTAGTCCCTCATAAAGGAACTTTTTCCGGTTCTGGTCGCAAGGCACGGTTCCACAGCAAAATTATTGATGCAACAGCTTCCAGAGCAATCCGCATTCTTGCTGCAGGGATGCAAAGCGGGCTTACTTCACCTGCACAGCCGTGGTTCAGGCTGCGTTTGCTTGAAAAAGAACTGATGGAATACGCTCCGGTCAGACTGTGGCTCGATGCCGTAGAATCCAGAATATACAATGAATTGGCTCATGCAGGTTTCTATCAGGCAGCGCACTCCATGTATTCAGAACTGGCTGCATTTGGCTCTGCGGACATGTATCTGGCTTCGGACGAGACAAAGCCATTCAGTTTTTCCTGTCTTACGTGCGGCGAATTTGCATGGGCATCTGATCGTTACGGAAAAATCGATACGGTTCTGCGGCGAAGTAAAATGACTGTGCGTCAACTGGCAGCACAGTTTGGTGAGGAAACGTTATCTGGCACAGCCAGACGGATGCTTGCTCGTGATCCATATAGCTCCGTCGAGGTCGGGCATCTGGTCTGTCCGCGGGAAGGCAAAAGCCTCGTTGGTTCCGGCAGGAACGTAGTAAAGCTTATTGGCAATAAAAATATGCCATGGGCGTCCATTACATTTGAAATGGGAACAGATGCCACCGGTGTGCTGAATGAAAGCGGGTTTATGGAGTTCCCGCATTTATGTGGTCGCTGGGATGTCACAGGGACAGAGAGCTATGGGCATTCTCCTGCAATGGATGTGATGCCTGATGTAAAAATGCTGCAAGAGATGGCAAAAAGCCAGTTGTTGGCAGTTCACAAGGTCGTGAATCCGCCAATGCGTGTTCCTGCCGGCTATAAGCAGCGATTGAATCTGATTCCCGGTGCGCAGAACTTTGTGAACAGTACCCAGCAGGATGCCGTTTCACCACTTTATCAGATTAATCCAGATATTCAGGCTGTTTCGCATAAAATTGATGATGTGCGGCGTGGCATTCGAGAAGGTTTTTTTAATGATCTGTTCTTAATGTTTACTGGTGAGGGGCGCAGTAACATTACGGCAACAGAGGTGCTTGAGCGCAGTCAGGAAAAAATGATCATGCTGGGGCCTGTTATTGAACGGCACCAGACGGAGATCTTAGACCCTTTGCTAGCACGCATGCTTGGAGTGCTTCAGCGTTCCGGTCGTCTTCCAGAGGCTCCTGAAGAGTTGGAAGGCAGAGCGTTGCAGGTTGAGTATGTCTCTGTGCTTGCTCAAGCGCAGAAATTGGCAGGCTCCAATGCTATTCGTCAGTTGACAGAACAGGTTGGAAGAATGGCCACGGTTGTACCGTCAGTTCTGGATAAGCTGGATTTTGATCAGTGTGTGGATGAATTGGCCGCAACCGCAGGTGTTCCAGCCAGAGTTCTGCGATCTGATGAAGAGGTGGCTGAAAGGCGTACTGCCGCTCAAGAGCAAGCTGCGCAGATGCAGGCTCCTGAGCAGATTGCAAAATTGGCTGGTGCAGTATCGTCTGTCGTGGACACTGCAAAAGGTTCACCTGAGATTGTTGAAGCAGTCTCTGCGATGGCAGGCGAGGGAGATGCTGTTCAGCAAGAGCTTATGAAGCAGGCTATGGCATTAATCGGAAGATAATGTCGGGAGGAAGTATGGAAACTGACAGTGAATTGCGCGGATTGTGCGAACTGAGTGAAGCGGAGCTTTCGTGCTTGCTGACTGAGGATTACGGCATGGAGAGTGCTCGTGCAACTGATGCGGAAACACGAATGCTTTCGTATCTTCACGACTTACGGGAAGTGTTGCGCATAGATACAGGAGCAGGTGTGCGCGTACTGCGAATGTGGCTTGATGAAGCATGTGTAAACCGCAGGCTGGCACGGGATGAAAGCATGCGGGAGAGCGTTGCACTTCAGGAGTATGCTCGTGACCGTATGGCAGATATCGCACTGGCTGACCCGTTGTGTCATGTTCGCTTGCAACTTCAGTTTTCGCAGGAATGGGGCGGTGCGGAGTAGTAATGCGCGTTACGGCAAAAAAAGCAGTAGAGGGCATGAGTAAGGATAATTCTATCCTGCAATCGGGAGGAAAGACATGCATACCGTAAAGGACGCATCTATTGCGTCTGAATTACATACGGAAGGGGTATACGGAAGTGAGACAGGAGCCAGCTCGCAGGCATCGCAAGGTGCTCGGAGTTTGGCAGGGCAGCAAGAGCAGCAGGCTGGACACACAGTACTTGGTGGCGGGGAGATTACGCCCGGTACAGCAAGCGGACAGGGCTCTTCTGCAACAGAACAGACAGGCGCTGCACAAGGTGGAGCCGTACCTCAGGGAGCTCCATCATTTTCAGTAAAATTTCCTGATGATGTTCCAGTAAGTCAGGAGTTGCTTGAAAACTATCAGGCCTTTTGCGCTGACTGCGGCTTAAGTAATGAGCAGGCACAGCAGGCGGTGGACTTTTATCTCAAAGAACAGACGCGCCAGATGGACGCAGAACGCGAGCTTTCTATGCACATTCTGGAGAATGGAGCATGGAAAGGACAGTTTGAAGAGCGCCTCTCTGTCGCAAATAACGCGGTACGTGCTCTTGATGCACAGCTTGGCGGTCGTCTGCAGCCGATGCTTGAGGCGGGGCTTGGTAATAATCATGTCTTTGCAGAGATGATGGCGTGTGTCGGTGACTTATTGCAGGAAGAGAATTTTATTCCTCATGCTGGCGGTGCTGCATCAAATCGCTCCATGTCTACAGAAGACTTTTTACGCAACGAAGTATTTAAAACTCGCTAGGAGGGAGAAGAGTTATGGGTGCAACGCTTAAAGAGCTGGCAACTGTCCATAGTGCCAAGCAGCCGCAGCAGGTGGATAGTTTAACAGAGGAAGCACCGGTTTTGGGTGTTATTCCGTTTGAAGAAGCATCGCATGGTCTGTGGAACATGTATGAAGATGTGACAGATGTAGAGGGGGCAGGTTGGGTTGAAATGAATGCTCCGCTGCCGGGCGTGGATGTAACCAGTGATCTTAAAAAGGTTGATCTGTCTATTCTTGGCGGTGAGATTGAGTGCCCTGAAGATACCGCACGTATGTTCGGCAGCAAGGAAGCATATTTTGCACGTAAGCTTCCAAAGATTATCCGTAAGTCGGGCATGGCAGCAGAGCAGCGTATTATCTACGATAATTTTTTGCGATGGGCTGCTGATAACAAGCGTATGGTGAGTGCAGGAGCGACAACGGATGATTGCTACTCCATGCTCGCAGTACGATTTGTTTCAGGAGAAACAACAGGTCTGTATTCGAGCGAAAGTTTTAAGCAGGGCACCTTACTTGACGTGCAGCCGATTAACGGTGGGCAGCTGTATAAGGCTTCATCCGGCAAACATGAAGGAGTGCTTTGCTACGGCTGTCGTTTGAAAGCATATTTCGGGTTGCAGATTGCGAATGCGCACTCTGTGGCAGCACTGGTGAACATTAATAAGAAGAAAACACCAACTGCTATGATGATCGATGACCTGCTTGCAGACGTCCGTGCCACTTCCGGTACCACCTACCTCTTTATGCACGGTAAAGCGCAGACTCTACTCAATGAGCATAAAGGCAAATCTCTTCAGGTTCTTCCAGGCGGTAAAGACCTTGATCGACAGATTACCCATTGGAATGGTGTAGAGATTGTGACTTCCTATAACTTCCTTGATGGAACTGAAGCAGCACGCACTTTGTAGCAGGTAAGGTGAGAGAGTTATGTACAAACATACATTACGAGTAAATGGCGAGTATCTGGCAAAGGCACAGGCACTTCCTTCCAATACAAATGTTGTGGGAAATGGTGGCTCAGTAAAGGCCGGTTCAACTATGGGAGCCGTGGAAATTGTTATGGCTGCGGCTGATGCCGTAACCATCCCTGCGAATACGCAGCTTGTATTGCAGCTTGAAGGCAGCGACAACAACTCTTCTTTCAGCACTATGCCGGTTAATTATACCGAAGCAATTGGTTCTGAGGGTAAAACCTGCAAAGCAGGTGAGGAGCTTGCCCGTCTTCCGGTTCCCTCAAATGCACCAAAACATGTGCGTTGCCGCATTGTGACCAATAAGAGCGGTGTAACCGGAACTGTTGATGTGTTCTGCGATTTCCTTCCGCGTTAACTGATCAATGCTGTAGCAGGCAGCATGAACGATATAGTCCGGAGGAAGGCTCTCCTCCGGACCTTATAGGAAATTCGAACAGGAGTTGTGAATGAGATCTGCGGTATCCATCTGTAATAAAGGATTACAGTTTGTCGGCGGGAGCCCGATTGTGTCGCTCGAAGAGGACTCACGCGGGGCACAGCTATGTAGTCAGTTATATGAACAGGTTCGGGATGAATTATTGGAGGCGCATCACTGGAGTTTTGCGACCCGTTATGTGCGGTTACCTAGGCTGCCGGAAAAGCCGCCGTTTCATTTTGCGAGTGCATATCAGTTGCCTGCGGACTGCATTGGTGTGCGTCAGTTGCAGGACAGTAAACCCTTTGAGGTAGTGGAAGGGCGTGTGCTGTATACGGATAGTAATCCAGCAAAGGCAATAATTACAGTACGTGTTAGCGATCCGGCACAGTATCCTGCCATGTTTGTTGAAACACTTGCACGTAAGCTGGCTGCGGAGCTTTCCGTGCCGTTGATGAACAGCACAAAACTGGAACAGAGTATGTACAATAAATTTCTTGCCACGTTTGCACGGGCAGCCGCAGCTGATGGTGCAGAGGGAGTCCAGCAGGTGCATGAGTCTGATGGCTGGCTGCATTCTAGAACACTGTAGTTTGCAGCTGGTTGTGAGTAGCCGTGGAACAGGAGAAGCCGATGAGTTCAGTAACAGTCACGCAGAATAATTTTAACGGGGGAGAGTTGTCCCCGCTCATGGGAGCCAGAACAGATCAAACCCGATACGGGAACGGCTGTAAAAAACTGCACAACATGCTGGTGCTGCCGCATGGCCCTGCAACGAGACGACCGGGATTCCAATACTTAGGGGAATGTTACTACAAAGACAGATATGTCCGGCTGATTCCGTTTACCTTCAATGCTGACCAGACTTATATTCTGGAGTTTGGTCACAAATATATGCGGATATGGAAGGATGGGGGGCTTGTCATAAACAAGACAGGAAGGCCTGTAGAGGTACATACTCCGTGGACAAGTGAATTAGTTCCTGCCCTTTCAGTCTGCCAGTCCGCGGATGTAATGTTTGTTGCGTGCAGTGCATATGAACCGTGCAGGATTCTCCGTAAGGCGCATGATGTCTGGCATATTGAATCCGTGAGACTCGGTAGCCGTATGAAAGTTCCGTTTCTCCTTGATGCGAAGGTGAAGGAGAAAGGCACCAGAGACTACTCATATATTGTTACAGCCATAGACCCGTTTACACGTGAAGAAAGTGGTCCTTCAGAATCGTTTACAGTTAAAGGGCCGGAAACTATTTCTGTTGATGATCCTGTTACGCTGACATGGGAGTCAGAGAACAAGGATGCTGTGTATGCTGTGTACAAATGCTGGAATGAATCTGGAAAATACGGGTTTGTGGGGCAGGCTAAAAAGAGACGTTGGATCGATAGAGGGGCAACGCCTGACTTTAAAGAGGGTTTTCCGATATATCGCACTATGTTCCAGCGTGCTGACGCATATCCCAGCGTGGTTCAATTTTATCAGCAGCGGTTATGTTTTGCAGCGACGAACAGTCAGCCGCAGACAGTTTGGATGAGCCGTTCGGGAAGTTATAATAACTTTAACATTTCAGATCCGCTGCGTGACGATGACAGCATTGCAGCCACCATTGCTGCAGAACGGGTAAATAAAATTGAATGGATGCTTCCCGGGCGTAGGCTCATCGTGGGAACCGCAGGTAGTGAGTGGAGCCTTGGCGGGGCGGAGAATAAAGCAATAACTCCATCATCCATCAAATTTGAACGACAGAGTGTTATCGGGGCTGCACCTCTTGCTCCGCTCCTTGTGGGGGAAAACATTTTGTTTGTGCAGCATGGCGGTAAGGTCATTCGGGAACTGCAGTACTCATTACAGAGAGACGGATACATGGGAACCGAGCTGTCCATTCTTTCAGAGCACTTGTTCAGGGATAATCCCGTGGTGTCATGGGCATACCAGCAGGAACCGTATTCGATTATCTGGTGTGTGTTGCAGGATGGTTCACTGGTGGGGGCAACATATGAACGCGGTCATGATGTGATTGGCTGGCATAAACATTCATCACAAGGAAAGTTTGAGTCAGTCTGCTGTATTCAAGGAAAAGACGGGGATGAACTCTGGTGCGTTGTGAGACGTGAGATTAATGGTGAAGAGCGACGCTATATTGAACGTCTCGTTTCCTATGGTGCGCAGGATGTCACAGAGCAAATATTTATGGATTCTGCCATGAGCTACCGTGGAGAAAAAACAGAGGTCTGTTCAGGGTTGGAGCATCTTGAAGGGAAGACTGTACAGATTCTGGCAGACGGGTATGTTTGTCCGCCTCAGGTTGTCCGTAACGGACGGATTCAATTACCTACTCCTGCTTCAGTGGTTCATGCAGGGTTGCAATATACATCGGAGTTAATTCCGGTCGAGCCGGAAATTGTCCTTACAAGTGGAAGCAGTAGCGGAAAGGCCCGTAGAGTGGGACGGGTGTGTGCCAAATTTCATGAGAGCGCAGGCGTGCAGATTGGTGCAGGGGCGAGTGCTCCACGTGATGTAGCGATGCGTGACGAACCCGGGCTTGATTTACCTCCGGCTTTGTTTAGCGGCGAGAAGGTTGTTGATGTCTCCGGTGGATATGCAATGCAATCAGATGTTGTTTTTCGAATGGAGGAACCGCTTCCGGCCACGCTGCTTTCATACACGATGCAGGTAGAAATTGGTGAGCGATGATAGTCAGGAGTGCGAGTGTGGAGGACGCCCTTGCGTTGCAGGGGCGTCTACGCAGGCAGGATTATGAGGAAGTATGGGCAGCTCACGGGCATGATCCTAATGAAGTTCTTGTGGCATGCGCGTTATGTTCAAAAATGCTTTGGTGTGCAGAAATTGGAGGAACAGTTGCGGCGGTGTTCGGTGTTGCGCCTTCACCCGATGTTGCGGAAGAAGGTCAGCCCTGGCTGTTGGGATCTGCTGACATTGTGACTGTTCCCAGAGCGTTTTTTCGCTGGCCTGCCGCGGTTATCCCACTGATGCATACGATGTACCCTGTGTTACGAAATATGGTTGATGCTCGAAATAGCAGGTCTATCAAGTGGCTTGCCCGCATGGGGTTTACATTGGCACAGGATACAGTTCCGTATGGCCCGTTTGGTATGCCTTTTTATGCATTTTATAAGGAGGAAGAACAATGTGCTCAGTAGCAGGTGTAGGAGCAGTCCTCACCGTAGCTGCATCTGCAGTGGCAAGTAATCAGGGGAGTCGTAAGGTTTCAACCGGTAGTACTAAGATTACTACTGCACCTGTGGATGCATATGCATATGGAAAGAAAGCAGAAGAAGCTCGTGCACAAGGTACGCGAAAAGTAAATGCTGTCCGTAATGCGTATTTGCAGTCAGAAGGAAAAACACAAAGCACACTTGCTGCGGGAAATGTTTCGCTGGCATCCGGCAGTGCAGTTGATTTGCTGGTTAATAACAGGGCGGTAGCCCAGCACCAGATGAATACGATTGCACATGAAAGCGAAGTAGCTGCATGGGAATATGATGTGGCAAAGACTAAGGCAGATGCATACAGCGTTGTTCCAACCCGGAAGGTGCATAAGGACTCGTGGGGTGATACGCTCACGAACCCTCTATTTATCATTAATACGGCGCAAACTGGTCTTTCACTGTTCCGGAAGAGGTAG